TTGATCTCGTTTTCAGTAAGGTCAGTTACATTCTTGATCCGCTTTTCGCTAACTGTTGTTAGCCAGCTCTTATATGTCTTTTCAGATCGGGTTAGCTGCCGCGTAACGTCTGCAACATTGATGTCCAATCTGTTTGTCGGCAGTGCATTGGTGTCCTGCTGCCACAGCTTTAATAGCTCGTCATGCGCACGAACCCAACGCCCCTGTGACATTGCCGCCTTCTGCGATACCGATTGAGGCGTGGGCATACCAACAGAGTTCAATGCCAAAGCAATGCCGCTATCGCTGAAGCTCTTAACAAACTTCTCTTTGACTGCGGTTGGGTACTTAGACTGCAGCGCACGTTTCATTGGTGTACTTACTGCTTTGTATAAGAAGCTGTCAGTGTAGAAAGAGTTCATAATGCGATATGGGTCTTTCATATCTACATTCAGCGACTCCAGCTCACGAATGCCAAGCTCTGCTTTGTATGCATCAGCATAAGACTGCATGTCTTGCGCACGGCCCTCAAAGTCTGAACGGTTGCGGTCATCATATGATACCGATTCAGCCTTTTGTGAATCAGCTTGGTTCTGATAATATGTTGCTAGTTTTGATAACTCATCATCAGGCACGTTGCCGTATATACGCTCTGAACGTGGGGTTTGCACCTGATCGGGTGTTACGCCAGACAACAAGTTCAAGCGGCGATGCATTGCAAACTCTTCATCTAAGCCGCGCTTCATGTTGCTGTACGCTCTTGCGTTTGCACCGCCAAATGCTGCACCAAAACCTGCACCGAACATTGCTGCAGAGGCAATATTTAATGCACCTTCTTGTGCTGTTTGTAGTGGATCAGCTTGTCGCGCTGCTTCCAGTCCAGTCTCTAATGCTGCGGCACCTGCACCTACCCGCAGTGCTGAACGACCAATACCTATACTTGGCCCACCAAATGGGAGCGCAACAAGATTAATTGGATCAAAGATTCCAGCACCAAACTGCGCAAGCAAAGAGGAGTTAGCCAGTGTTTCGCGACGTTCAATCGATGCGTCAATTTGAGATTTTAGTGCCGACATATGCTGTGGGCTTACTGCCTGATACAAACTGGTTGCAAATGCTCCATACTCACCCAAGTCATCACGCCAGTTATAACCCTCTTCTGGTGTGTATTTCATCGAGTTGGCAAACATGTTGGCAACTGGCGCGTAGTTATATCCTAGCGATGCACCCAAGGTATCTAAAAATGATGGGCTTGCTGGCTCTACATGATCTGATGAAAAGTAACCAACACGAAAGCTATTAGGATTAACAACCATTATTGTAACGCCCTTACCATTTCAAGTAGATCAGCCTGTAGTTCTTGTGCTAACCGATCTTCTAAACTTCCTGTTGCATCTATAATTTGCATTAAGATGCGGCGAATACTTGTCGGGCTTGCCTCGGTTAACTTTCCATAATTAGCGCCAACTGATGACGGCAGTTTGTCAAACAAAGGCGCATACTTTTCTGTATCAATAAACTGTTTAATTTTTGATTGCGCTAATGCTGGCGTTTCACCTGCTGCCTCTGCTTTTATTTTAGACTTTTCTGCACCTGTTGGTTCAGTTAGCTCAAATCGTCCACGCGCTGCTTCTGATGCTTGGTATCTACGTTCGGCTTCTGCAATCTCTGCATCTGTAGCTGCTTGGTTAATGCTTGACTTGATCCGTGCAAATCCTGGCTCATTTGTAGAAAAGAAGGCTGGGACAAAGCCAAAATCTTCTGCATCGTCGTCGCGTGGGTCAGGCGATATGCGCACATCTTGCATACGGCGTTCACCTGTCGCCTTGTCTACGATAACTACGCCATATGTCATGCCACGATCTTGCGCATTAAAGCCAACAGGGACTAGCTTGATGTCCTCTTTCGAGTAGTCAATGTCATCATTAACGCGACCTTTGACCATCTCATTGCGGATATAAGAAACAAACAGATCAGTGTTCCCACCTGTAGTTATATCCAATGGATACATCGTCATAGACGACCCATCCTCTGCAATGATCATATCGTCCTCAACGTAATGGGCTTTGAACTCTGCGTCCAAAACCTTTTTAACATCTTCAATGCCAGCTTTAGTGTCTGACAAGTTTGAGAAGTATGTAGCGTCAGCAACAGCAATTAAACGGTTTCTAAGGTTAGTATTACCCTTTGCCTCTGGGTAGTTCTCAAGAACATATGAGGCAACGCTGTTAGCAACAGTGACGGTCTTGCCGCGCTGCTTGACCTTCATTGTAAAGAACTCTTGCTTTTCTTTTTGAAGCGCAGGGTTTTGCTGCAATGTCTGCAGTTCGTTCATATGCTGTAATACTTGTGTTGGCGACTTGCCTGATGATGCATAAGCCGCAAGCTGAGACATAAGTGCATAGTCCTCGTCACTCATAGCCTCGCTGCCTTTGCTGCGCATGGATTGACCATTAGCAGTAACAAACGTTGAGGCTTGCGCAAAGGTTGTCAGCAGCCGTTCAACTTGCGCATCCTCCGTAACATTACCTGCAAGAAAGCTGTCAATGGCTTGTAGTTGTGCTTGAGGCCAGATTGTTGAAGATGCTTGCTGCAGTGCAAGTCCTAGATTTGGATTCTTTTCAGCAAACTCTGGATCAAGATAGAACTCTGGCGTAACGCCATAAAGGTTATCTAAACGCTCTCTGTTCTTTTCATCAGAGCCATTCATAACACCAGTTTGAACATCACTGATAAAACGCGCATCACTAACCATAGCCGCTCTACGCTTGCGATCATTCTCTGCGGTTCCAGCATATGTGTTTACAGTTGTTGTAAGCGTACTTGGGTCTTCAATGTTTGCCACACCCCTGTCCAAAAGCAAACGCTGCTCATCTGTAAGAAGCCCCTCTTTGTCTGTCTTAGTGCGAACATAGGATGTCATTGCGCTAATAACGCGCTCAGTCTTTGCTTGCCCAAATGCCAAACGAAAATAGTTTGCCCCAATTCCGTTGCTTAGTCTTTTGGTCAATCTTTGTCGATCACGGTCATCTAGCTCAGAACTGCGAATTATGCCCATATACTCGCTAGAGGTTTTCTGAATCTCGTCGATACTTTTGTCTAGGAGCAATCTGTTCAAAGCATTGTCGATGTCTGTATTTATATCGATTGCGTTCTTGACTTTGCGCTGATTCTCACGAAAAGCAACTTCATCACTAATGCTTTCAGCAAATGTATCTGCAGCGTCTAATACATCAGTGCCAGTAACAGCGGATATTTGCAGCAAGCCATCAGCAAGTGTTGCCTGTTCTGGTGTTAGCCTATTGCGATCATCTTCAGTCTGGCTCTTAAGATACTGCTGAATGTCAACAAGGTCTTCCTTGGTGTCAGCATCAAGGATTAGCTTTTTTGTAATCGCGTTTGCTGCAACGTTTATGCGTTGCGTTGAATCAATGACTCCAGATGCCGCAACTGCAGGATCAACTCCGCGTAAAACCTCATCTCTATATGTAGACTGGCCTAACTGAAAATCAGAGATAATGTTTTCAAGTTCACCAATCAGCTCACTAGATGGGCTTTGCAGCATCTGTCCAAAAGATGCATTCAGCTCTGCTTCAGTCTGAAGTCCCGCGTTTTGACGCTCACGAATTAATCGCTGATTGTCCAACTCTTTTTGCGTAACGCTATCGTTTAGAATCTCTACGCCAAAATCAGCTATTTCTTGTGCAAATGTTGGGCCACGACCACTAAGCAAGTTCCGTGTTCCAGCAAATGATTCAGGCAGACGTGATGGATCATTTAGGTCAATTGCAGCAAGAGCCTGGGCAAGCTCTTCTTTCGTCGTCTTTGGGCTCTCCAGAGCCTTCTTGATGTCATATCGCAGTGTGCCACGCGCACGTGCGATCTCTCTAGCGCGTGAATTACCAGCAACAGAGCTAGGTAAAACTGTGCCAGACTGCACGTTTATAGAGTCTAATCCAGCACCACCCTCCATAAGGTCAGACACATCAGCACCAACTGCTGCGGCATCTTCAATATCACGAAGGTTGTTTGTTGTTGAATTAGAATATGCTTGGCGATCATCTGCTTCTTGTCGCTGTATAGCTTGAAGCTGCAGACCACGGTACTGCTGATCGGTAAGTCCAGTTCCTAAAGTCTGAATGTAGTTTGTATATACAGTAGACTCTTCAGCATTAGCCATCGCAGCAACGTGTTCAGCCATTGCTTTCTTGTAGGCTTCTGGGCTGCGACGAAACTGGATAGCAAGCTCGTTAGAGCGGCGTTGCATATCCTGCTGAATCTCAGTCTCAAACCGCTGCATTAGGACAGCGTTATATGCTTCTCGCTCATACTTGCCGATTAGCTTGGGAACCTTGTACGCCTTGGGGCGACCATTCTCGTCGAGAGCAACAATGTCTTCACGCGCAACTTGCTGTGCGCTTTCAATGCCACGCTGCTTTGCAGCATCTACCGCAAGGTCAAAGAATGTAGACTCTAGCTTTGATGCTGAATCTGCAATCGCTTGACCTACAATTTGACCTGCGCGGGATGGGCGATTAACACCGATAGTCCCAATCTTAAACTGTCGCTGCTCTCGTACTACCGCCATTGTTAATATCCTGCTGTCTTAGCCATAGAAATGCCACTGTCGATTAGGCCAGTGTAGGCACGAATGGTTGCTGATTGTTTTTCCGCACGGCCCTCAGCCCGAGATGTGCGCGCTGCTTGCTGCAGTTTCATTGCTTCAAACATACCCATAATGTCTGATCGCTTAGTATCTTGTGAGGCAACTTCTTTCTGACGTTCCATAAACGCACGAACTGTGGTGCCGCCGATGTCACGCCCTGTTGCCGCAAATGCCGCAATGTTTGCCTTAGTGTTAAGGCGATACTGCTCTAAGCGATCATTGTGACGCTGAATAGCCTCTGCCTGTGACCGAACCTTTTCTGTCTCAATGTCAAAAGCTTCGGCTTCACGCGCATCTGCTGCAGCCTGACCTGCGGCCATCTGGCCCATAAAGCCAACAACACCGCTTATAGCCTGTAGTCCAAGTAAAAGGCTCATGTTATTAACTCCGCTATAATTCCGTTGACCTGCATTGGCAGAGGATCATCTTGTTCGATGACTACGGTTGGTGCTCTACTATACCCTAACACGCGGAACTCTTTTTTCCCAGTAAAGGTATCGCTTTCAATAAGCTTGCTTGAATTAACCTTGGCAGAGTCAGTGTCTTTGAAGTCAACGACTACGTTTGTAATCCCACGCTTACTACCAGTTGCAGGACCAGCTCCCATAGATGCATCGATCTCGTTTGTCTCAATCTTTGCTGTAAACTTAAAACCAGCATACGCTTTACCAGTGTATCCAGTTAAATCAACTTCATCAGATGAATCTACCGTCTTGTCCCCAATGTAGGTGCCATCACTGTGAATGACCTGCACTACATCTCCATCAGAAAACGCCGCACTTACGTCCAGCTTGTTAGACGCGATAGTGCCAGATACAAACTTATCCAAGCCAATCTCCTCGTCAAACTCACATAAATGCAGTTGATTGTCATACCAGATATTAGCAAACAAGCGATCTTCAATCGCAACAACAGAACAGAAGCTGCCATCCGTAGTCACTCTTGTCCATGCAGCTCTGCGTTCCGCACGGTTAGAAGAGAACAGTGCCATATCACCATTACCTAACGTCAACGCTGCATATGAATCAGGAAGCCCAAAGCCACTGTGAACAACAGCTAGGCACTTAGGGTCTACAATCAAATGGCTTGCGATAGTAGAAATTGCTGTAGCGGTGTACGCATCTTCTGAATCTGAATACAGAAATTCACGCGCAACCTTGCCATTCTGCTGGACGAAAACAGTTGCCCCATCAATCGAGACTGGCTGCACAAAGGAACTGCCGTAGGGTGTTTGCTTGCGAATTTGTGCATTGGTTGGAGTGATTGCTTGGTTCAAGTATGTTGGAATGTAAAGCTCACCTGATGCAGTAAACACTTGCAGGTCACGATTAGAGATCATGTATCGTATCTCATTTACATCACCAGTTGCTGCGGTCAGTGTAATAGCTTCGCTGTCTGCCGCCTCACCCTCATCAAAGTTAAAGAACTCACCAATCTGTGACATCCAGATTGTATCAGGCTCAGCAAGTGTGCCGCCAAAGCAAAGTCTATTTTCATGGAACGTAACCGCCGCAGGATAGCCTCGCTTGGCTGAATATGCTTGCTCATCCCAGTTGTCAGTAGGCGCATGACAAACAATACGAACATATCCACCGCCATCCTCGGCTGAGCTTGCATTGCCACCAGCGGTAAAAGTGTATGTATTTTCATCAATAATGTCACCAACAGTCCTAGTGCCATTTAAGTTGCCAGTGTTGATACCACCAACCGCAGACGCATCCTCAATAACAATAGTCTCACCACCGCCAAAGCCATGATTTAAGTGCGTTACCTCTACAACCGCAGAGCCATCAGTAGTACGGAAAGGGTTAAGCACACTAAGCCTAATCTTCAGCTCATCTACAACATCGCCTGTGGCTTGTGTTGCAGACTGAACGCTTTTTATCTCAATCTCGTTGCCGCCATACCGAACAACAGAACCAATGTGTTTTGAGTCAGGATAGTTCCCACCAGACTGTGTGCCTGTTGTGTCCCAGTAATCTTCGCTTACAGTTAAGGTAACGCCAGTGCCACTTGTTGCCGATGGGTCTAGCGTTACCCCTTGAGCCTGATAGCGACTGTAGGGCTGATAGACTACGTTGTCATCAGCACGAGTGTCAAACGCAAAGGTGCTAATCTCAAATGAAGTTAAACTTGTGCGAGTTAGCATCCGAGGCATAAACAAAGGATGGGTAATGAACATAACATCGCCATACTGTGCATATGTATATTCCTGCAGGTACTCTTGATCAAACGGAAGGGTTGCTGAGTCCACATCTGCAGTAATAGTAGAAACCAATGATATGGTTCCATCTGTTAGCAGTCTAAAACATCTGACCTTCTGATGCTCAACAGAGATTATATACTCTTCGTTTTCATCGAAGATAAACTTAAACAAGTGAGATTGCGCAGGATTGTTTGCGTCATAGGTAATACTATAGTCGTAAATGTGCTTTAGACCGTAGCGTTTCTTGACAGAACCCTCTGCCATAACAACCATGTTTTCTAGGCTTTGTGCAGACTGAGCGTAAACAGGACTATCTGTACGCATCTTGAGAGAATCACTGACTTCGCCAAACTGAAAGCTGTTAATAGGTACTCTAACTTTCTGCATTAGCTACGCCTTTGTGCAATGAACCTCGATGTGTTTAGCTTGCGTGTTGTTTGTTGCTGCGAGTCAATGTTACGCGCTTTGGTAAAGAGCTGCTGCGCTTTTGCGTCCATTAACTGAGCAAGGCTTGCATCTCTTGCAAGCGTAATCGCAAACGTACTAGCCAATGAAAACTCAACGGCAGTTGTAAAGTAAGAGGGCCAATCTGTTTCGGACACTCTTTCTACATAATCCATGATGAGTGTGCTTGATTCGCTCTCATCACAGTTAATTTTATTCTGATAAACGTCATACTCAATCGGTATCTCATTGACTGTAACTGCGGTCACAGTAACAACAGATGAGGGAATATGATAAGCTGCATCCCAACGACCTGTTGGTTTAGCATCTAGACGAGTAAGCGTTGCCTGTCGTGTAGCAAAACGCCAACGATGTGAGGCGAACGATGACTGCACAATATCTTCGTACAAAGCATTGGCAACCTTTGCCTCTGGTGTTGCTTCCGTAAAGCTGGAAATAGAATCTGCGCCCATCAAAAAGAGCGCATTGCTTGCAACATCTAACGCGGAATTTGCTACCTTTGGCATAAGCAAGTATGGGGGCCGAAGCCCCCACCCCTATTAGTCAGTGTCAGTTGCAGTAACTGTCAAGCCATCGGTTACGTCGATAGCAGATGCAGATACGTCTTTTGCATAAACGATTGACATAACAGGTGTGCCACCTGTCGATGTTACAGCAATGATTGGATCAAGAGAACGAATCATCCCAATTGCATCATTGAAGTAACCAGCAGTATTTACTGTGGCAATCGTATCAGCAGTTGTATAGTGCCACAAGCTGACACCAGAACTGCCACCAATTCGAGTTAGATTTGCTGCATTATAAGCCATTTCTAATCTCCTTAGTTGTTGTCTAGGACTTCGTAGACACCATTGTCGTCGATGACAACTGAACCCATAGACATCATTGATGTTGTTAGGTGCGCTACTTTTTCTGGAACGTAGTTGACTTCAGTCTGTACGTCAGCGTTTATGCCTAGACCAACAGCAGATGTGTGGTACGCAAAGTTCTTGCCGCCAGCAACAGCAGACGTTGAGAAAATCTTGAAGCCCAAGAACTCTTTCATTGTCATGCCGCCAGCAAATGGCAAGTTTTGTGGCCCAACAAAGTCGCTTGATGCGAACTCATTGATGTTGAACAAGTCTGCGAAACCAGCAGGTGACATCGCAATGTAACGCTGTCCGTCTTCTGGAACGTCTGCAGTGCCAAATGTTTCAAACAAAGTCAGCAAGTCTGCTTTAGCTAGTGCGCCAGCAGTGTCTGCGATTTGTGTTGAGTTAGCACCTGCATCCAATGCAGTAGTGATGATCTCATCAGTCTTACGGCCTAGAGCCGCAGCGGCAGATTGTGCGACAGCTTGACGCTCGTTGATGTTGATTTTCAAGTCGTCTAGCTTGTCGATGTACTCTGGTGCATAGTAGTCAGCCATTGTGACTTCTACATTTGTATGCGCCAGCTCCATCGCTGTTACATTACCATTGCGTGTTTTTGTGTTTGCAGTGCCAGCACCGATTTTTTGGAAGCGAGCAACTGAGCCTGTCACATTGTTCGTGCGCACTGTTCCGCGTAGTTTGGAACCCATACGCTGGTACGCCATGTGAACTTCTGACTCAAACTGCTTGATGAAGGCTGTGGAGATTGTATTAGCCATTTTACAGTCCTTAATTGAAGTTTCGGGTTACTACGGGTATCCGCTTTCCTCACTTCAACTTGGGTGTCCTTTCGGGCCAATCAGTGTACCACGGGCCGTGATGCCTTATGATAAACACGATCTTGGTCAAAATTGCAATGCAGAAATTCAACGTAGTCTTTGCCGTTAGAGTTGGTGGTAACGTCCATAGGCTGAAATCCTAAGTGCGCAGCCCAGTTCAACATGCCCTCAAACTCGCTCATAATGCACATGCAGATCGCAGGATTGTTGCGCGAAAAGAACTCCAGCAACATATGTGAACCGCGAACAAGGGCAATATACCTAGTTAATGCCCCCTTGGTAAACATCGCAAACATCTGGGGCATTGGAGTCTCTTCATTAAACCATAGGCCGCCCACAACAAGAATGTTGTCGTCTTTGTCTTTCACAACGTAAGCCTCGATGTCTGATTGCTGCATTTGCTTGAATGCTTTAACTGGGCTTTCGTAGCCCATAAGCTCTAGCTCATACCTGTTTTCATCAGACAGGCTATCAAGCAATGGCTGTATGTGTGACGGTAAAAGAGGGGTTAGATATAACCCCCCTCTTTGTAAAACCTTAACCTCGATAGAGTTGGTTGAAGCCATTTTCCACCTGCTTTACAAACTCTGGATCGCGCCGTGTGCTGTCAAAATACCGTGGGTCTTGCATCATCTGACGCAGCTCACCTTCTGAGAGGCCAGACGTTGGCTGTGTTTCATTTGCAAACGATCCGTCTTTCATAGCGTTCATCATAACCTCAAGAGCGATAATACCCTCATGGCTTTCACACATACGTTCAATGGCTGACATAGTTTCTTCTGGGAAGAACTTGCTTGCCCAAGCTGACGCTGCGTCAATTCGTGCATTGGCGTTTTCGCCCAGCTTTTCCATTTCAGCTTCTAGATCAGGTTCATTTGAACCCATAGCTTGCGCATACATCTCGATGCCTTGCTCAAACTCTTCTTGGCTAAAGCCATTTTCAAAGCTGTGGTTGGCCCACCACTGCAAAAGCTCATTGTCAACGGCTGCATCAGGGTCAATGCTTTCAGGCATTTGATAATCACCTGCCGTTTCGGGGCGATCAGCAAAGGCTTCCTTTTGGATTTCTTCAATGATTGACTGACGAATGTCATCGTCTTTTGCGCCTAGCTTAGACTGCAGCTCATTATAAGACTTAGCCAAGTCCTCTGGTGTCTTGAACTTCTCAGGCAACCACTCTGGACGTGGCGGCGCTTCTGACGTTTCAATGTCTTGTTCGGTTACAAAGTCGCGTCCGTCTTCGGCTGCAGCTTCGATTGCTCCCTCTGTACTCATGTATCCTTACTCCGATGTGCATGGTTGATACGTTGCTCTAAAAGGCCAACGATGTATCGCTGCCCCTCGATATGCCTCAACTCTTCCGTAGAGACATTCGGGCCATTTACCATCTCAATCGTAATCGATCTAAGATAACGCAACACCTCGGCCCCAGTGGGTGTGCTAAATATCTCTGCTATGTTTTTGCTGATATTAACGTCTGCCTCGCGCTTACGCTGAATACCATCAATGCCAATGTTAGCCTTGGTCGCCAAGCTGTACTCCCTGCTGTTGCGCCATTTGCTGCGCTAATGCAGCAATCTCCCTGCGCTGATCTTCATCGCGTATCAGGTTGTCTGGTACGCCAAACTTCTTAGCCAAGTGAACTGCAGTTTGCTCTCCATCGATCAATAGCTGCAGCATTTCTGGGCCAAACACACCGCCGACAAGCTCTAAGAAACGCGCAACAGTTGAGATGTCTTGGTTTGCTTGCGCTTGCGCTAGTGGTGATACTGAGCGAACACGCACTTCACGACCATTAACAGTCGGCAGCTCAATGCGCCCCTGCTTCTTTAGAATGTAGATGACACGCTGCAGAACTGGCTGCACCAGCTCAGACTGCAGTCGTCCAAAAGCAGCACCCATTCTACGAGCCAGATCACCCATGCGTTCTGCTACCTCTGTTGCAGATGCAGGTGTTTTGTTGGGATCACCAAGCATGTTCATATACAATGCCTCGCGAATATTGTTGCGCATGTCACCAAGAACAAGCTGTGCAACATCAAAACGTCCCGCTGCATTGATAGGCTGTAGACCAGCACTACCCATAGCTTTCGGAATGATTGTGCCTGGCACTAAGTTTATCGTGTCAGGGTTGATAACGCCATCATCTTCCATCTGATAAATGCCAGAGATAGACATTTGTGCGTTCTCAAGAATCATTTCGATGGTTAGATTGGTGGTCTTGATCGCCGATAGTGCGTTCAGCAATGGCCCACGACCATAAACTTCGCCTGAACACTTTGACCAGCGGAAGCAAATGAATGGATTTGAACCCAATCCCTTGAGCTGTTTCTCATGAAGAACTGTCTTTGTCGTCATGCAGATAGCATAATGGTAGTGCGCTTCTTCATTTAGCTTAGAATAATCACGGCATACAACCTCAAGTACAGTGGTCTCGCGATCTTTCCCCATTAGGTTCATTACCTTGGGATCAAACTGCTCTTTGTTATACAAGATAGGCAAATCATCGAACTTAATCTTTTTACGTTCACGGAAAACGTGGTCGATCTTACCATCAGGGCCAGCATCTAGCACCACATGTGGCAGTGGGATTGCAGTGAACACGACAGGATTAACTGCATCTCCTTCTTCTACACACAGAATACCCGTGCCAACAGCTAAATCCATGAAGGATTCATGCACTTCTTGGGCAAAGTTAGAGTTTTGCAGCACTTCAAAGACGTATTCAGTGACTTCATCAAGCTCATTGTCTACATCTTCGCGCTGATCTTTAGGTACTTCGCTACCTGACGCTAGGTCAGCCCATCGTGCAAAGTTAGGAACAAGGCCAGATTGCAAGCGAGATGCAAACTCTTGCACCCCAACAACGGCAGTCTCGTCAAAGATTTTGTCATCTCGACGCTGCCCTGCCTCTTCATAATAAAAAGACTCGCGCTGTGGCAGAGCATATTCGTAACATTCCTCAAACAAAGGAACCCAATTCTCACGAAAGGCTTTTGCCTTTTCGTAACGCTTCATCTTTTGCTCTGCGATACCGTGCATTGTTTATCCACCAAAACGACCTAAGAAACCACCACCGCTAGCGCGGAACAGTGAGCGACGACCAGCACCACCACGCATACCGCCTCGGCGTTCTTGTCTTGCACTAAGTGCGTCAGAAATGTCTTCACGTTTTTGCTTTGCGCGTTGCTCAACCTCTTCGCGTTTAGCTCTTTCAGCCTCTACGCGCTCTTCTGCAGCCTTTTTGTTTGACTCTTCTTGCGCTTTGCGATTACCGCCACCAAAACACATGTTAATCTCCTATAGTCTTGACCAAAGGCTGGGCTTGCGCCTTTGCGCCTTGGTGCCGTTAAATACATCAAAGTTGCGTTTAGCTACCACTGGCATAGCAGGTTTCTGCGTATTCATCAACGCTCGTCCCTCACCAGCACCTAGCATCATGTATTGTAGCGCATCGTGAATGTGCGAAAACATATTCTTGTCTGGCTTATCACTATACCGTTCGCCACTTACTTCCATGCGCTTGTACTGATACCCGCCCTCAAAGCCTTTGATAAGTTGCTGGCATCTTCTGTCAATTAAAAAGGCTGGCTTCCCTTCGACCATCTTCGTCAACTGGGAAGAGACAGCCTCGAGGCGAAGGTCAACAGAGTTGGAAGGCGCGGGGAACGCCCTCAAGCCAGCCCCGCGCAGAATATGAAAGGGAGTGGATTCATCAGTCTGCGCTCTAAAGTCACCAGCAGGATCGCCATAAATAATAACCTCAGACGCGGCACTAAACCGTGTCGCAAGTTCTTGGCGCAGAACCTCGGCAAATCTTACAATCCCCATGTCAATCGCAACGATCTCTTGTTGAATCAACCACCTACCGCGCACCTTCTGCCCGATGGTGGCGGCAGGGGTTAACCCGAAGTCCAAGCCAACATAAACAGGGAGGTTTGCAGCTATCGGGACTTCCTCTTTTGCAACGTGTGCTTCTGTAGCGAACATGGGGTATATGGGCTTTCCATCTTGGATTGCCCCCAACTTATTCATAACATACACATCGATCCAGCTTTTTGTTTTACCGCGAATAAGATTCGGGTAATACGACTTCATCATGTGGTTTCTGTTCTCAGCGACAGGATTTGGATTGTAGTCCTCAATCTCGCCGTCTTCAGTCTTAACCTCGACCATCCCTGCAGGTTGCGTAAAGAACTCCCAGTTGTCAGGTTTAACCAACATCTTAGCTTGTTCACGCGGAATATGGTCAGGGATTGGAACCTCACCAGACATAATAGGCCACCAGTGATCTTCCTCGGGCGCGTTGGTATCAGCAATCACGCCAGTCCAACTTGGGCCACCGTCTTTCATGCTTGGGAAACGACCAACACGCATAGTACATGCATCAATGATGGACTTAGGTATCTCCCTTGCCTCGTTGATCCAGATGCCAGTTAGTTCGAGAGAGAGGAGTTTCTTGACATCTTCTGGGCGATCAAGGGCAAGGAAGATTACTTCAAGGTCGATCTCACCCTTTTTAATGTGGTGCGTATAGGGAACCGACCAAGTAAACTTACCCCAGTCAGTTTCAGGAAACCAATCAAGCCACGTTTTGATCGTGGTTGTTCGTAGTTGCGGATTTGTGTTTCGGATAATAGCCCATCGAGATTTTCTAAGCCCGTCTGGTCCTTTGTTTTGCTGAAGTGCTCTTCTAAAAACTTCGACACAACACCCAACACTCTTGCCACTCCCCACTGGTCCTCTAATGCCACGAAAAAATGTATTGTCCTTCATAAAAGACTTTAGCACTTCACCATCAGGCTTGTACTTGAAATCAACCACTACCGCAGTCCTTTATCCACGCCAAACTTAATCATGCGTTCCACGACCTCTGGGCCAATGCTGTCAATCATTTGGTCCAGCATTTTGTTTGTAACAAACGAGCGTCCGTGTTTTTCATCGAAGTATTGAAAGTGAATCTTCTTCACTAACCTCCGAAGCATCGTCAACTCTTCCTGTTTTAACGACTTTACGAAACTCATTTTTTCTTTTTCGGCTTTGCTTTTGATTCATCAATGTTAGGCGTAGAAGGATCGTCAGACTTAAACGTACCCTTCCTTGTTCGCGCCTTTACAGGCTCTGGGCCTTCAATCAGCTTAACAGATGCAGCAGTCTTAGTTGCACCTGTCCATGTCCAACCTTGGAACTCATGCGTTTCGCCAGTCCAAAGCTCATTCGTATTTTTTGTGTACCAAGCCATTTATAGCTTCCTGTTATTAAACTGCTCTAATGTCATCCATTCACCACACCAGTCGTAAAGCCTAGTGTGAATATACCAGTCAGAAGTTCTGTAAGTAGTTCGCTGGTCTTTGCCCATATTAAAGCTAAGAATAATAGGTTCCTTTGAGGCTACTGGGTCTACTGGAGGGTAACGTCTGCACTCTCCATAATCCAACTCATCTTCAGCATCACTAAAGCGGTTCCAAAATGTGCAGTTTCCACAAGTTCTCATGTTCTATACTTCCTTACTTTCCGAGCAATTGCTTTTGGTTGAGCCACAAACTGCTTACCCTTCTTTGTGCCCTCTCGTTTAGCTCTGGTTGTAGCTGCATATTCACTATCACTAAGAGCAGAGATAGCCGCAGAAGGTAAGTAACGCTCCCCTGTTTCACTAGACTTTTTTCCAGACTTGGTGCGCCACTTTTGCTTAGTCCAACGTCTTAGAGATTGCTGTGATGGATTCATCGGTATCCTCCACCACGCTTCTTGTATTCCTTAGCCAATAGCTGCGCCTTTCTAGCTGACCACTGACCCGCTTTGGTTCCGTGAGTAGCTTTAGCCTTGATCCGCTGAAAGAGCGACTTACGCATCTTTGGCTTAGTATAATTACCCGCCGCGTTTACCGTACTCATGGTGTTTGCGCCTCCTTAACCTTATCAGCCATAGTGCCTTGTCTACGCATGTTGGCCTCAATCTTCTCAACCTTCTTCAGAAGACTGCGATACTTTGGATTAACAGCGTGTTGCTTGTCATCAGTCGCACCCTTGCGCACAAACTGTTTCACCTGACGACGAAGCTTAGAAAAAGCCGAATAGTCCTTCGGCGTGTTGTCCAACTTCTTGTTCAACATCTCATAGCGAGCCTTCATCAAACTCGCAGGGCTTTGTCCTTTAGGCATCACCACCCCCCATATACGGATTTAACAAAGAACGAGCCGAACCACCCTTGCGCGGCTCAACCTTCTTATACTGCGGCCCCTTCCGATCAGACTTCTTACCCTGTCGCAATGAAGGCAACTCACCAAACTTAGGCTTGATCTCCTGGTAAAACGCATCAGAACTTTTCGCTGGTTTAGGCATACACATTATGATTCCCTGTGCCTCCGTGCAAAATTACGAGCAGCCTCTACACTGCCAAAACCCCACGCCTTCAAGGCCAACGCCTTGCGCGTAGGACGACCCTTCTCATCCTTCATCGGACCCTTCATCCCAGCAAACCTAGCCGCAAACGAAACCCGCCTCGGATTCGTCCCACTCTTAACAGGTGCCCTCAAATTAGCACCCTCCTTACGCTTAAAATAAGCACGACCCGCAGCGTTCAAGCCGCCCTTAGGATTCTGATACTTCTTCGCTACCATAACCATTACTCTTGAGCGCAGCCTTCGCAACCGCATTAGAACGGATACGAGCTGGCGTTGATTCAGGATTCTTTTTCTTACTCATGATCCACCCATAACACGACAGAACCTTTTTGGCAAAAAATAAGAGAGGAGGACTATTACAGTGACAGTGTGTTCCGTTTTTGACCCCCACCCCCCTTTGTGGACCAGTGGCAAACGATTAACCTAGATCGATGCTAACCTTGATGTCACCAGCCACTTGTACCTGTGATCTATCAATGGGCTTGTACCCTGCACGATCGAGCAAGTCCTTACTGGCCTCAAGCTGAACGTACTCGGATTTAGCGTTACGAGAAAGCCTTGCAACCGTAGCCAATGCACCAGTAGCACTAAGCCCAAATGTTTCTAGCATCTTTTCCTGCATGTATGCTTGCACATGTGGTAATGCTAAAGCTCTGTGTCCACTTGTTCTTGCGCTTTCGCCCTGAGAATATCCAGCAGCTTCAGCGGCTTTCTGCACGCTACATCCTTCTGTTACGAGTGTATCCACTAGCGCACGCTGTTTTGCTGTTGGTTTACGACTTGCTGGTACTGCCATGAACTAACCTCTTCTATGCTATCGAACTGCAGTTTATCGTGCTGCATCTATACTGCAGCGGGATGAACTGCATATGATTATCAACAGTATTGGGTATTGTGACATCGTATATTCACCCCCCCCACGCTCGCCCCCGCCGCCCGCTCTCGCCCCCCAGTCCGCCCACTACTACCGTCTCTACACCACA